ATATCCAAGCATGCTTTTTACTAGAATTTCCCAAGTTCAAATCAGCTTCCAAGTTACAAGCTCTAAGCGTGAAGAGCTATTAAGCTAGTGCCTCATAATGATGATTATGTAAAATAGATTGTCTTTTTGTCAATTGAAGATCAGTTCAGCTAATAGCTTCTTCGCTTTCTTCTTCTGCATCCGAGTTGTAATTTAGTTTCATTCCCGATTTGATCTTATGCAAAACAGCTACATCTTTCATCGCTTTGTTTAATGCTACATTCTCTATTGCATCAAGAGCAGCATAAACTCTAAAACTAAGAAATCCTCCCTTCTTCTCACAATTATTATACTGAGTATGACTGATCCCCATCAGCTCCGCAAACTCACCTTTCTTCAATCCAAACCTAATTCTCATCTCTTCAACATCATAAGCACAAACAACATCCTTCCTCCGATTCCTTTTCTTCTTCTTATAAAAATAATCCTGCATTTTTCTGTCCCAGACCCATATAGTAATAAATATTGTAGCAACCCTGCTGCCTTCGCGAACAAGTCAAGTTATTTTTTTTTATAAGTCAATAGCTTTTAGCATTTTATTCCGTTGCCAATTTTTTTTTCTTTCTTTCAGCATAGCATCGGCAAACTGATAACTTATCATTGCATGTTGATTTTGCATGTAGCTCGATCTTTGCCCTAAATCAAAATTGCAATCAAGATTCTTTTCAATCTTTGAAATGTCTTTGAGAAACTCTTTTTGCAAGTGAGAATTTGAAAGTAAACCTTGCATTGCTCTCATTGCGCATTCATCTCTAAATTTCTTTTCTTCTTCTGTCATAATTATTTTATCTTCTCAAATTTATTGTTTAACTGGCTTATTTTCTTTAAATTATTTTTTTGAAATAAACTCTTGACTATTATTAGGCCTTTTATTTTCAAGCTTCTGCAGTCCTTAATCTGCGCTCTTCTTACGCCTTCAACACTATAAAATAATTTCTTATTGTCAACCCTTTATTCTCTAAGCTCCTCACTTAATTAATAATTTAATAAATAATTAAAGAAATAACTTGCGTATTAAATAAAAAAGGTGCTATAGTGTGTTCATCGAAATGAAAAACGTTTCGAGATAATAATTAAAATATAAAGAGAAAAAATGAAAATTTCAAAAAATGAGAGAGTTGAACACGATAATATTTTCAGATATAGCGAAGAGAGCAATGCTTATATTTTTTGCGAAAAAGTTTCTGCTCGCGAATTAAGAGAAAAAATGATCAAGAAAGAAATAGAATCTGAAAGAAAATCTTTAAAAAAAGATAAGGATTATATCGCTTTTAAAAAGCGTCAAAAATTATAACTAACAACTAAACGAAGTAAACTATGAGTCTTAAAAAAATCAAAGAATTAAAACGCGAAGAACAAACTCTAAAAGACGCTAAGTCTGACATCAAAGCAACAATAAACGCAGCTAGACGCAAAATCTACGCTAAATATAATAACACTCTAAAAAAGATCGACAATCGCTTAGTAGCTATTGAAGAAAACATTTTAGATCTTTGCGACTTAATCAAATAATGAATAAAAAACAATTACGAGCTGACTATAAAGCTTTTGGAGCAACACTTTTGGCTAAAAAGCTGGAAGTATCTGTACCTACAATTTACGTTCTTCTTAAGCGAAATGGAATCGCTTTGGTCGGAAGAAAAGGAAAATCTGGACGTAAATCTAAAATTACAATTGAAAACTAAAACATGAAAAACGAACTTTTTGACATTTTACTTTTTATCTTAATTTGTGAGATAGTTTTCTTTGCAACTTTTTTGGGACTAGCGTGGGCATGCGTATGAAAGAAATAATTAGAGAGCGTCTTGATTCTTACATTGAAACTTGCAGTGAAATTGATCCAGAAATTTTCGGACTAGGAATTAACTTTAGGAATCTTTCTGAAAATCAGTTGAAAAAATTGGTAGTTTTGTTGAATAAAATTCAATTAAAAAAATTATGAAAACACTTTTAATAAAAACTCCAGAAGTCGAAGAAACTGTCAAATATTGGAAAGATTTAATTCCCAAAATTTGGCCAACAATGGATTCTAAAAAGATCGCACTCGCTAAGTTTAAATCTCAATTAAACGATGGCACAAATTACAATTCTATAAAATCAATAAAAGCAAGAATCGTTGCTTTTGAAATATTAATAAAAAATGAAAATCAAAATAATTGTAAAAAACGGTGAATATCACATTGCTGAAGAAGATCCAAAATTTTTTCAAGTGGGAAAGTTCTTGAATATGGATTTTCAAGGCGGTGTTGATATGCAAGAAATCATTAAAATTGAAACTTTGGAGGAGAATGGTAATTGATTTAATACAAAAAGCTAAAACAGAAATGGATTTTTACGTAGATAATACTCGTCTCGATAAAATTGACATTTCTTTAGCTGAAGAAATTTGCTTAATCGATGATTTATCAGCTCAAGAAGTTGTTAAATTGTACAATAAATTCACAAAACTAACGAAATAAATTTATGACAGACGAAGAAATAATGGATATGCACGCAGAAAGCGGAAAGTTCGGCGAAATCAAAAAAGGTAAAATGACGCAAGATTATATAAATCATTTAAACAATCGCTTAACAGTCAGCAACTCACTAGCAGAAATTGCAACTCTTCTTGAACAAATTCTTGAAACTGAGCCAAGTTTCGAATGGTTGAATTTATTACTAGAACATCAAAGCATCGAAAGAGTCGCTCTGGCGTGGGTTAAATTAAAATGGAGACATGATTCAATTCTTCACAATAAACGAAAAACAGGAGATAACTAATGAAACAAACACTTGCTTTTATAATTGCGTTAATGATGTGGTTCGTAATCGTTTATTTTTTTCATAAATACTCGATTCTTGAAAGTGATCACTACAAAGACATTCAGCAATTTAATCAAATTGAAGCATTTTTGACGCAACCATACAATTTAAGAAATTCTGTTGCAAAATAGAAAAGGGTTTTTAATGTATTTTTGAGAGCGATAAAATTGTCATAAATATGTTCAGTGTGTACATGTATTGAACATGTGTTGAACAATACTGCAGTGTTACAATATCGCTGCAGGTCTTTCATCTTCATCGGCTAACATCGCGGGGGTTTTCATATTCCCCCAAGGGCGATGTTAGCTTGTAAAGCTGAAAAGCTAAAGAATATTAGACGGTTTCTGCGTAGCGGGGACTGAGCTAATCAAAGCCGCCGAAAGGAGGTCGTTAATCAATGGGGTAAGCTCTGTTAATTACGTTTAATGCAGAGCCTCTGGAACGAGCAAGCCAAGTACGATCCCCGTTTCGTAAGTACCAAGCTTGGAGTATTGGAGGAGATGGTTTGAGTCGCGACGAGCACCTGCCGGTCAGGTTGGGGAAGAGCTATCCCGCCTCCAATAAAACAAATATGCAGGGCGTTGGCTTCCGAAGGCTCGGTTGAACCAGTCCTGCGCCAATTTCTTCGTATTTCTATACATATCTAAAAAATGTGTATAGAGAAGCGCAGAAATGCGTTAGATTCTAGATAGCAATAGGCTAGTCGTAATAGACTTTAATGGCCGACTGTGCAAGGTAACAAGAGAAACTTGGCTATCTAGAATTATCTTGAGGGAAACGCAGGAATTAGAGAGTAACGGTCGCAAGCCCGAAAGGTCCCTTCCCAAAATCTAATTAATGCGTAGGCTTTGTTCACTGCGTAGCGGGGGATAGAGCGGGAAAGCTGAAAAATTAGGCTTTCTTAAATTCCGAAAGGACAAGCCCCGCACGCAAAGGCCGGGAGTAATTCACCCATCTACCTAGTGTAGAAAGAAGTCCTGAGTTCGTCCAAAAGGCGTCCTCTGCAAAATTAAATTTTAAAGAATGTTAGATATAATTCTTACAGTTATTTCGGTTGGTGCTGCAATTTTCAGTATTTACACAGTTTGTAAAATGTAATAAAAAAGGGGAGTAACATGGCTGGTACATTTATAAATTTATCTTACGAAGAATTAGAGAAGCTAGGACTTGTATCTAGTTTTGATGATAGATCTTGGTTTGAGAAATTATTAAGAAAGCCAGTGAGAAAATGTTATTATTGGATAATAATTTAAGTCAGCCTGACTAAAGATGAAGGCAGAAAAATACCAATAGTACTGTTGGTATCAGATCGAAAGATCGATAAAATGTCGAAAGAGGGTGTTGCGCCGGAGAGTAGAGTCTTCTAACACTAAATGTTAGATAGTCAGCAGTGAGAGTCTGCTCTAAGACGAACCATGCTTAGCCCTGCTGGGATAAAGAAGAAGCGCTAAACCCAGCCTTTTATTTCCTCTTGATTATTAGAAATAGGGGTTGAGAGTGGTAAAAATAACTCATGGTTCACAATAGAGTTATCAGAATTAAATCTTTTTATGCGGGGGGAGAGTGAACCCTTCTCCCGCGCCAAAACTTCACAGGTTCACATTCATGTCAGAAAAAATCAGAGACAGCTTCATATTTTATCGAAGCTTCTATCAATCAGCAAAAAAACTACCAAAAGAAGACAAGGCAGAGCTTTTTGATGCTATTTGTTCCTATGCCTTAGATGGCGAATCAGTTGAAATGTCTGTTGTTCCTGAAGCTATTTTCACAGTAATCAAACCTCAACTGGATGGAGTTTATAAAAATATTGAAAAAGGTGAGGCGCATTGGAATTGGAAAGGAGGGATAACAGATGAAAATTATAGGATAAGACAATCTAGCGAGATGAAGAAATGGAGATATTTAGTTTTCAAGAGAGATGGATTTGTTTGTCAATCTATAAATTGTTTTGAGAGAAAAGGTTTGCATGCTCATCATGTCAAAGAATTTGTAAAATATCCAGAACTTAGATTTGAAGTTTCTAACGGCTTAACTCTTTGTAAATCTTGCCACAATAAAATCCACAGCAAAAGAGGTAAAAATGGCAACTAAGAGAAGTTTTATAATCCATGTGGATAGTTTGTCCGTGCTAAAAAAACTAAAAGACGAACAAGCTGGAAAGCTTTTTAAGGCAATCGCTCTTTTCCAAGAAGATGGGTTATTGCCAGAAGATGATTTTATTTCTATTGTTTTTGAACCATTTTTAAATCAATTTTTAAGAGATTCTGAAAAATATCAGAACATTGTAGAGCGTAACAAGCTTAATGGCTCTAAGGGTGGAAGACCTAAAAACCCAATGGGTTATTTGGAAACCCAATCAAACCCAAAAGAACCCAAAAAAGCCGATAGTGGTATTGATAGTGGAAGTGGTATTGATAGTGGAAGTGAAAGTAAAATTAGTAATGCTAATGAAGAATGTAAATCAGAATTAAGATCTCAATTTGAATCTTTTTGGAATCTCTACGACAAAAAGAAAAGTCGTCCTGATGCTGAAAGAAAATTCAAAGCAGCTCTAAAAAAAGACACTTTTGAAAACATCGTTGCTGGACTTGAGAAATACATTAAGGCAAGGGGATCTGATTCTCAATATTGGAAACATCCATCAACTTGGCTGCACAACGAATGCTGGAAAGATGAACATTCTACTACCTCTGCCAAGCCTCAATCCAAACACAACAACTTTGAAGAACAAGACTATTACGCTAACACGGAGGGCTTTGAAGTATGCTAATTGACTTTACTTGCGAAACACACGGAACCAATAAACTAGAGCTTAATCGTTACGAAGAGGGCGTTTATAACTGTAGAAAAGATTTTCCACATGCTCTGGAGGATTGGATCAAAACTGAATTAAAATGCCCTGTATGCTCAAAAGAAAAGGAAATAGACCTACTTAAAAAGATTTCTGGCATACCTTTTCGCTTTCAATCTTGCTCCTTTGAAAATTTCAATAAGACCAAGGAAAAGGAAATTGTCTTGGATTACGTTAAGAATTTCCAAGATAGGCAGAAGCAAGGAACATCTTTAGTTTTTTGTGGAACAACTGGAACTGGCAAAACGCATCTCTCTTCTGCTCTTTCTTTTTACCTGATCGAGAATTATCAAACCAAAATACTCTACACCAAAGCCTTCGACGTTCTCCGAGAAGTGAAGGAGACTTACAATAAAGCATCCAAAAAAACTTTCTCTGATGTTCAGGATAAGCATGCAAAAGTTGACTTGCTAATCATTGATGAAGTAGGTGTTCAATTCGGAACTGAGACAGAAAAGCAAATCTTGTTCGAGATTATCAACGAGAGATACGAGAACCTAAGGCCGACAATTCTGGTGACTAACTTATCGCTAACAAATTTGAAAGAGTTTGCAGGTGATAGGGTGATTGACAGAATGAAGGAGAATGGCGGCAAGATTGTAGTTTTCTCTGGGGAGAGTTTTAGAGGCAAGAAATAATTAAATCAAATAAGGAGTAGGGATGAAAGAAAAATTAATGCAAATTATAAAAGATTCAAAAGAAGAATTTATTGTAGAAAACTTGATTTATGAACTCTCAAAAAACGATAATTTTTCCAAGATTGTTTTTGCTACAATAGGACGTCAGATTAGTGCTTTGGAAGATATAAAAAGGGAAGCTTATAGAATTTCTGATAAGCTTTTGAATGATAGATTAAAGCACGGATTAAGTGGGGAATTTAGCCCTAAAATGTCTAAAAAAATATTAGAAATGGCAATTCTAGATACCAAAGAACTTTTTGATAGAACAAAAATTAATAAATAATTTATTAATTCCCTTGCTATTTAAAACGGAATCCGTTTAATGGGAGGGAAACCGATTTAACTAACCTTAACTTTAAAAAACATGGAAAACGCATTAAAAGATAAATTACAACAAATCATTGAGGCTAATTTCTCAAAATCAGAATCAGAAGTTTTGATTAATTTGGTGAAAGAAAGAGACGGACTAAGTTCTGAAAATGCAGACTTAAAAAATCAGCTAAAAGAAGCTAACGAGAAAATTGATTCTAAAAACAAGCAGCTAGATGAATTGAGAAGCGAGAGAGATAGATATAAAGGACGCTCAGAGATCAAAGAAAGAGAAGCTGACGAGCATAAGAAGCTTTACGATGAAATGAAAAAGACTTATGTTGATCTTGAGCTTAAAGTGACAAAAGAAAGTTTGGGCAATATTTACAAGCTTGCAGAAATCGCCTTTAGATCACCTAAGAAGGTAACTGAATTTAATGAAAATATTTCTAGCACCACTTACGATTATAATACCGGAAGACCTACAGGAAGCTATTCAAATAGTTATCCTGTTAAAAAAACAGAATCAGAGGAGTAAAAATGGACGATCTTCAAAAGAAACTAAAAGAAGTGAGAGACTTTCGTTGGGAAAGATTTAATGAATCAGACGCAGAAGAAAAGCTCTTAAGACTATCAATCATTGTTGCAATGAAAAAGAAGGATGAGACTGCGCCTTTAGCGGTTAACCTCCGCAACTTCGGCAGTAATTTTGATTCAATCATTTTTGAGCTAATCTCTAAAGCTCAATCCACTCCAGATAATTATTACCGATTAATGCTTGCCTTTCCTGAATATGTGAAGCTTTGGGAAGAGTGGCAAAATACAGAGGATGAGGAAGATTTTTTTAAGAAATATTTGAAAGAGCCAACCTCAAACAATAACTAACATGACAACAATTGAAGAACAATTAAGAATTGCAAAAGAAGCCTTGGCTGAAATTGAAGAATTCTCTAATGGGAAAATCGCAGCAATTGCGGCAAGAGCATTAGATAAAATTGAAAATTTAGAATACAAATAACAAGTTTAGAGATGCTCACGGATAAACAAGTAACCCTGCAAGGAATCCTGCCATTCTGTCTCTTTCAACTCACCCAAGGTGGCATGAAAGGCAAAGTAAATGAAATCGAAACTCTCTCAAGCTCTTATCATTGAATTGATTGGTGACAAAGACAAAGCCAAGATGCTTCGTCGTTTGGATCGAAAAGCTCATGAGATTTACTTAGTCATGAGGAACAAACAAGACGACACAGTTCACGGACACAAGGCTGTTTTAGCTTTTTACGGCGTGGCGCAAAAAATGATTGACGATAATTTTCAATTTGACCAGAGGGTGACGGATTTAATTGAATTATTTTTAAAGCTAGAAGGTCAGCAAGATGTAGATTATTTAGGAAATCCTCTTTCTGATGACGATTGGCTGGCTCTTAAGAATTCTGCCGATAAAGCAGCGGAAAAAATTTATCAAATAATTAAACAGATTTAGAATATGAAACAACAGACTCTGTCGGCAATAAACAGGCTTATTAATTTTAATCAAATGTTTCTAAATGAAGCATTGGAAAAAGATTCACTTGACAAGGAAAAAATAAGTTTTTTGCGACGCGATATGAAAAAGCTTTTTGAAAAAGAAAGACAAATCAGAGCTGACAAAATTTCTGATTTAGAATTGTTAGAAATCCTTTTAGGATATTTGGAAGAAATAGAAATCTGCCAGACTATTGCACGTAAGCTTAGGCTCAATGAAAAAGAAAAATTAAAATAATTGTTGACTAATAAATTATTTATTATTTACTGCATTTCGTTATTAACCCTTAAATCAAAAAATATGAAAGATTACATTACCGATATTGAGACCCTTATTTCAAACGCAAGAGGGGATTCTTCTGCCGCAGATTTTATCCAAGGAGCGCAAAAGATTATTGGAATAATTCAGAAAGAAATCGGGGAAGCTCAAGAAGAAATTAATCAAAATGTTGAAGAGCTAGTCGATAGTTTTGGTGGTAAAGATTTAACAATGAGAGATTTAAAGGGGGAATAATTATGTGGAAACCAATTGAAACAGCGCCAAAAGACGAAACTAGAATTTTAGTAATTGGTGGAATGATAGAACATGAAAAATGTTTTAGCTCATATAACGAGCCATTAAAGATTCCAATGTTAGTAGAGAATATTTGTGGAGAATGGTTAAGCGTGCATAGCATGTATTATACAGTCAAAGCAAAGAACCCAACTCACTGGATGCCTTTACCAAAACCACCAAAGGGGGAATAACGGAAGAATTTAACTGGGAAGAATATTATTACTATTGTGCAAGTCAAAATAACAAATAAACGAGGGAAAAATGATTAAGAAAATGACTAAGGAACAACTCAAAAAACATCTAGAAGAGGTAAATCTAGAAATTATTGAAGTTAGAAGAAAAGCCAGAATGGAGGTAGATCAATTACAAGCAGATAATCATAGATTAAGGGGTAATATTATTACTAAAGATAATGCGCTTCATAATTTAAGAGAAGAGCTTAAAAACTGCATTACAAAGGATTTCTGTCTCGAAATAGTGAAGGCCTCACACGGTGGTAATAAATAAAATTAACAAATAGGTAAAACATGACAGAAAAAACAAAGAATATTTATCAAAAGCTTCTAGATGTAATGCAAGAAGTGCGCTACATTGAAAAAGAAAAGAAAACTGTAAATAATCAATATCGTTTCGTTTCCCACGATGCTGTGACAGCCGCAACTTCGGAAGCATTTATTAAGCACGGCATTTATGCCAAGCCTAAAATTGTTAAGAATGAAATAACAACTATTGAAGTTGAGCGCTACAATAAATACGAAAAAGTCACAATCAAAGAAACCAACTTTGTTTGCAGCGTTGAGGTAGAATATGATTTTATCAATGTAGAAAACCCAGAAGATAAAATTTGCGGAGTTAATGGATTAGGTCAAGGAATTGATAGCCAAGACAAAGCTTGCGGAAAAGCAATTTCTTATGCTTGCAAATATGCTTTATTGAAAGCTCTTGGTATTGAGACTGGTGATGAGCCAGAAAAAGATGTTGATTTTAATATTACTTCAAAACCGAAAGCTAAAGGTTCTTTCGGATTCTCACCAGACGGAGATCTTGCCAACGGCGAAGACATGAAAGAAATGCAAAAGAAAATGAACCAAGACGATTTTGCTGGCCTTAAAGCTATCATTGAGAACTGCCAAGGTATTGAAGAGTTGCAAACAGTTTGGCTAGATAAAAAGAACGTGGCTATTGTAACCAAGCTCAAGAAATACGATCTAAAATTGCATGACATGCTGATTGAGGCAAAGGATACTATGAAGGCAGAATTAACCAAGGGGGAGTAAATAATGGACAAAACAAACAAATTAATAGTAGCCATTCTTATAATAAGCATACTATACGTTTCGACAATAACTACTATGCTTATTGTCAACAATGAAATCAAAAGAGAGATTAGAATAAACAGCGGTATTTTATTGGAGAGATTGAGTAAGTGAAAGTAAAACAATATAAATGCAAAGAAACAGGGGAAATCTACAGAATAAAAGGTTTTGGAACTAGAATAGAAGAATCTGGTAAATCCACAACTATGATTTGGATTATTAAAACAAATAATCCAGATGCTAAAGCTGAATTTGTTAGAGCTTGTGATTTTGACAACAATTTTGAATCAATATGAAACTAAAAATGTGGAGGAATAGATGATTTTAGAATTAGAAAAAGGAAACCCTTATATTTACACCAATAGCTTCGATCATTCTGCGGATATTGACTCAATTAATTTATTGATCGGGGATTCTAAAATTACATTAATAAGGTGTGATTTACACAATGTTTATCCCCTGCAGGGGATTCCTGTTGCATGGACATACTTAGTAAATAAATTGCAATTTTTTCCAATTCCAAATGATAACTATAAAATTGAAATTATTTTTGAGGAGGAATAGATGAAAGTAAAAGAACTGATAGCAAAGCTACAAGAGTTTGATGGGGAGTTAGAGGTAGAAACTGCAGGGGATTCAGATATCGTAATTCCTTTTCTAATTATAATGCCAAGTAAACTTGATTATGGTAATGTTTTAGCTGAAATTAGGTTTGAATAATAAAAACCACACTACCAAAAACCCAAATTATTAACAATTAAAAACTAAAAATATGGACATCAATGAATTAACACTTGGACAAGCAAAAGAATTAGTAAATTTATTCGGAGTAAAAGCCGAATCTAATAAATCACATCCTTTTGAAATTGGTAAAAGTTATTTTATCCGCACGGTAACAATGGCACACGTTGGAAAACTTGAAGCTGTTCACGATGATATTCTTGTTTTATCAAATGCAAGCTGGGTGGCTGACTGTGGAAGATTAAGCGATGCTATGAAATCTGGCTTAGAAGCAATTTCAACTTCTGAAATCGAACCTTTCGTAAACAATCTTCTTGTTGGTCGTGGAGCTTTAATTGATATGACCATTTACAATTTTCCTTTACCAACTAAGCAAAAATAATTTTTATGAATCAGGCAATTTTGCAAATCGGTTATCTGCATAGCTGGAGCAGGAGCAGGAGCTGGAGCAGGAGCGGGAGCGGGAGCAGGAGCAGGAGCTGGAGCGGGAGCTGGAGCAGGAGCGGGAGCTGGAGCAGGAGCAGGAGCGGGAGCGGGAGCAGGAGCGGGAGCGGGAGCAGGAGCTGGAGCAGGAGCGGGAGCTGGAGCTGGAGCAGGAGCGGGAGCGGGAGCAGGAGCGGGAGCGGGAGCAGGAGCAGGAGCAGGAGCGTATGAAAACCACCCTCAACTTCTCTAAATCTCAAACTCCCCTGCAAATTCACAACGAGCTAAGTACGGTGAGTTACGAGTACATACAATTAAAGAAAGATTTCACGGTTACGTTTGGAATCGAGAAGACAGCTAAGCAATTGAAAGGCTTTTTTCGGATTTGTAGTGTTCTCGCGCCATACTTTGAAGAGAGTGAAGGAACTTTCTTTGACAAGGACATGGTGAAGGAATACGTTAAGCAAGAAACCAATTACGTGATAATGGTAAAAGGCGTTAAGGTTAGCAAGAGTCTTACAAAAGCATCAGTCAAGGAAATGAAAGCCATGATTGAAAAGCTTTACGAGATTGGAGCTTTCTTTGATGCTAAAGGGTACGAGCTAACTTCTGAAGAGAAAAAGGCTATGAACGAATATTATAAACTAACGGAATAGAAAATGAGTTTTTATATAAGACCAAAATTTAAAGTAGGACAAAAAATCTTTAGTATTAAAGAAGATAAAATTGTTGAGATAGAAATTGAATCTATTGTAGCTAACGGAAATTCTATCTGTTATTTATCAAAAAACAATATGTTTTCAGAAAATCAGTCATTTTTTTCATCAGAAGAAGCAAAAGATTTCTTAGAAAATTCAATTAGGTTACCTTTTGTTAAAGGTGATGTTTGCTGGGTAGGAAATTTAACTGGCGTTTATTCCGAAAAAGTTAAGGAGGTGTTTTGTTTTTTCAGCAATGATTTAAAAAAACCTTATAACGTGACCACTAATACCGGAGATGTTGTCAATAATACAAATTGCTTTGAAAATCAAATTGAAGCAACGGAAGAAAGTCTAAAACAAATTAAACAATATTATAAACTAACGGAGAAATAAAATGAGAGCGGGATATAAACTAAAGCCAAAAAAATTAGAAATAGGTAAAAATTATTTTCTTATTGATTATGCCAAAGATGAAATTGTGGAGGGATTATTTTTTAATCACGACTTTTATAATGGAGAAGAAAGTTATGATTTTATGCACTCGGTTACTATTGATGCCGATGGCGAAAAAAACGAGCAAAGGATTTATCTTGATTTAAGAGACGGAGTTTTAAAAGAAAACGTTGGTAATCGTGAAGACGAATCTTGGGTAGAAAATCCAATTTTTTTAACTAGAGAAGCGGCAGAATTTAAGAAAAAGAAATACATTCTAGCTTCATTAAAAGCAGTTAGAAAATTGATTCTAAAAGAGCTGGAAGACAATACTAATCAAATCAAAAAATTTAAGGAGAAATAAATGTTTAGAAAGAAAGAATTAATAAGAAAAAATGCAATGATCTCAGAACTTCAGGACAATCTTTTAAAAGAAAAAAAGAAGTGTTATTTCTAAAGAATGAGCTTAATGAGAAGAGTAAAGAAATTGCGAGACTAAAAGAATTCGATAAAGCAATTCAAGATAAATTAGAAGAACTATGTAAACCGAAAATTGATAATTTCTGTTTATCTATGGTTGGTTCTGGGTTAGTAGTATCTTCTGGAGTATTTGAATCACGCATTAATGTTTTAGATAAATCTTATAAAAGCCTTGGAGAGCTGCTTGAATCTCAAGCAAAAGAATTAAGTTCTCTAAAAGAAAGAGACGAGGATAATAAAAAGATTCTATTTTTGGCAACAAAAGTAGAGCAATTACTTAATCAACTTAACAGAAAAGGTAAATAAAAATGCAAGTAATCGGGAAATGTAAAATCGCTAATCAATGGAAAGACGGCGCAGTTGATAAGAACGCTTTTGATTTTGAGAATAAGGGCAAAATAGCAAAGGGTCGAATCACTTGGTCAGATGTTGTAAAGGGAAGAGATGGGGCAAAAGACACGTTTGTTTCTACAACCAAAAAATTCCTTTGTTTTGGTGCTACGATTGATTTCATCGAGCAGAATCTAGGTAATCAACTTGAGATCGTGGGCAATCTTAAAACAACTCAATTCACAAACGGCGAAGGTAAAGTTGTGAAATTTGATGAGATTGTGATTAACGAAGTGAAGCTTGCTGAGAAGTACGTTTCAAAACATTCGCAAGACAAGGGTAATGCTTATGTGCCAGAGTCTAATCATGTTGATGAAGAAAACGACGATTTTTGTCCCTTCTAGAGCCTAAACCCTCGGATTAACCCTAAGATTGAGACTAATCTAAGGGTTTTCCTTGGGGTTTATTAATGGAAGAGTAGCGAAGTGGTTAAACGCATCAGACTGTAAATCTGACATCGAAAGGTTTCGCTGGTTCGAATCCAGCCTCTTCCACCATTCAATTAAACATGAAAAAAGAAATAACAGAAATCTATAAGGACAATCTTGGTCAAAAGATTACCGTTACCTTCGATTCCTATAATGTTAGGATCAAAATTGAAGGCAAAAAAATTGAAGAAATAATAACAAAAAAGAGTTTTGAATCAAGACGTAAATATTGGGAACAGGTAGCATGAACTTCGAAAAAGAAATAAAAGATTTAATAAAATTACACAATGTTCTGAAGAACGATGATGATTTTTACTATGCTTCTTATATGAAAGACTGGATTCAGGGGATCAAGTGGAGCTTGAGAAAAGAACGTAATGTAAAGAATAGTGAACAAAAAAGAAGCACTGGAAAACTGGCAGAAAGCCACAAATAGTTCTACAACAAATTTTTAGGGGTTTAATAATGGCAAATAATATTTTTTTCATCAGCGATACTCATTTTGGTCACGGTAATATTCTTAATTTTAGAGATAAGGAAAATAATCGAGTCCGTCCCTTTGTAAGCGTGGAAGAAATGGATGAAGCTTTGATCCAAAACTGGAATAAAGTTGTGCGCCCTCAAGATAAGATTTATCACTTAGGAGACGTAGCAATTCCGAGGAAGGGGCTTGATTGTCTTTCAAGATGCAATGGCGATAAAGTCCTAGTGCGTGGCAACCATGATATTTTTAGACTTAAAGATTATGTCAAGTATTTCCGAGATGTTCGTGGATATGTTGTGTTAGAAAATTATTTAGCAAGCCATATTCCAGTTCATCCTGACTCAAAAGGAAGGTTTAAAAAAAATATTCATGGTCACTTGCATACTAATAATTTAGAGGATGATTTTTATATTAATGTTTCGGTTGAGCAAATAAACTTCACCCCTATTGCTTGGGAGGAGATAAAGCTAAAATGAAAATAACAAAACAGAACTTCGAAGCACTTGCCAAAATGCAGAAGTATCAAATTGAACCGGAGTTTAAATTTTTACTTGACAGAAAATTTAAGGCTGACTGGAAAGTTTCTGATGGGTTTAAAACATGTTTAGTAGAATACGAGGGTTCTTATGGCAAATCTCGTCACACCACTTTTACTGGATATGCAAAGGACTGCGAGAAATATAATCTAGCTCAATTAGCTGGATATGTTGTGTTGCGCTATACAGTTCTAAACTTCGACAACGTCTTTAAAGACTTAGAAACATTTTTTAAATAAACTACTTGACTAATAAATAATTTACTATCTTATGACTAAAACTGTAGGAAGAAAAAAGAAATTGCCAGAAAGTAAAGTTGCTACTTGGACGACTAGCCTTTTGCCAGAACTTAAGGAAAAGTTCTTGTCTTACATTGGTAACAGAAACCAGTCTCAGTTTGTTAGAGAAGCTGTGGAAGAAAAAATGGAGAGAGAAATAAAAAAGGCAATGAAGAAATAGGAATTCCAAAAGGAATAATTTCACAATCTGTTAAGGAAATGGGAAACTTAAAAAATTATGGCTGCGGGGTTTTAACTTAAAATGATAACTAATATGAGAAAGATAGTAATCAACGTCTGCTACGGTGGATTTAGTCTTTCCGAAGAAGCGTATAAATTTTTAGGTCTGGAATGGGATAGGTACGGGTATGCTTATGATAAAAACAGAGACAATCCTGAGTTAATTCAATGTATTGAAAATCTTGGTAAAAAAGCAAATGGAAGATGCGCTGAATTAAAAATAGTAGAAATTCCTGAGGATGTTGATTATGAAATTCAAGAATATGATGGCTCTGAATGGATTGCAGAAAAACACCGCACTTGGTCTTAACAACGATGAATAAACTCCTAATCCTTCTACTCCTCTCCTCCTGCGCTGCAAACGGAGAGTATTATAACCAAGATTGCATTTTTCAACGTGGGATGGTTTGTGGAAAATATAAACTTGTGCCAGTAAAATAATAACAAACATTTAGAAGATTTATGACAAAAGAAACATTAAACGAGAGAATTGCGGAGATAAAAAGTTTAAATGGGTTACAACCAATTTTTGATAAATTTATTGAAGTAATTACCGAGCTTCAAGAGAACAATAAAAGAATTGAAGAAAGATGGTTTGCATATTACAAGAGTGATTGCGAAGAACAAGCTTCTTTTCGCAAAGTACTACAAGAGAAGCTTGATGAGGCCTTAGCTAAGGTGGAGATAGCGAAGAAAGGCCTAGAGGCTTTAAGTAGCTGCGATGCTGGACAAACAGAATGGATTTCGATTTTAAACCAGTGTTACGACCAGTTAATTTATAACAAACAAGAAGAAAAGCATGACAAATAAAATGCCAGTAGTGGGGAAGAGATATACACTTAAAAAAGATGGCTCTGAATTTATAGCCATTCCTCAAGCATCTAAAATTAGGATGTGTAGCACAAAATATACAAGTCAAGATATGTTAATTGAATCAGAAAATTTAGATATTTTATTTGAAAAGCTTCCAGAACATGAGGCCGAAATAAACATTCCTTTGAACGTAACGGTTAGTAGGAAAGATAATCCTGAACTTTTCAAAGAACTCCCAGAAAATAACTTGCAGGAAACCGAGGAAGAACCAAAATTAAAAATCAAATGCGACAAATGCGGCAAAAATTTTAAAGTGCTTTCATTCAACAACAATCCAATTGGTGCTTTTATAAGTGCGGAGCCTGATTGCAATTGTACAAAAGGTTATAATTCGCAGGAAACCGAGGAAGTGCAAGTAAAGCCATCTGAAACTAAACGCAATTGGACGTTCAAAGAAATAAAAGATGAACTGGTAAAGGCAGCATCTAAAGACATAAAAAATAACGAGGACTTTAAGAAGAAAGAAGTCAACGAAGTTGAGAGGGCTTTGGAGGAGTTGAAGGAACGGGATAAAGTTCTTATTGGCGCACAGAATGTTATTAAGGCTGTGGAAGCTGAGAAAAAAAATATGTCGAAACATTATTATTTGGGTAAAGCACAGGACGCACCCGAAGACGGATATGTTCAAGTAGGGCATGGCACCGAATTATATCAAAGGCTGGTAAACATTCATCCTACTATTGTTAGTAAAACTAAAGATGCTTTCTTTGTTAAAGTTACGTCGAAACCAGAGCCTAAAACCGACATGAAAGAAGAGCGTGTCGAGCCAGTGAGTATTTGGAAAAATATGGATCAACTTCTTTACAAATCTTCCAGCATTATTATAAAAAGTGATCAAGGAAATTATGCTTTTGGAACTGGAGTTGAGACAGACTCGGGAAAAATTATTCCGTGCCATTTTGAAGCCAGAGAAATAAAGGTATTAAAAAATAGCTTTAATTCAATAAAGCCAGTCCACACTCTTAATGCGGTTTCTTTTTGTTACTTAAATGATTTCATCAACCTGTTCGAGCAAATGCAGAAGGATATTGAGGAGTTTAAAAGAAAATGAAATCTATTTGGAAAATTGCTGCACAAAAGAAAAGAATAGCAGAAGCTAGGGCGAGGAAACGCACCGATTTAAAGCCGCCTTCAAAACTTTTTGCTTAAGAAGAACAGCAGAAAACAATAATAAAATTTATTTTACTTTATTTTTTTACTAGAATTGTTTTTAAGAGTTTTATTGTCTGGCTCTCTAAAAGATTGGGTAATGTAATAAAGTATGATTCCGAGTGGAATTATTACTCCAAATTGAGCGGCAAAATTAACCAAATATTGCAGACCATCCATCGCATATTTAAAAGGCAATGTGGTGCCCTCGGGAAGAGCGTTGCTGAAGAAAATAAGTTGCGTAAAAAGCTGGATTGAACTAATAAGAGTTTCAGAAAAGAACCTAGCCACTACTGCAAAAACAGCAAAAATAAGAAGAATCCAACGCGGTAAACCAAATGATGTTTTTTTATCAAGACTAAGTCTGCCCCAATTCTCTGAAGGATTTGAAGCTTCTGCAAGTGCTTGTTCGCGAGTTGGATTGATGGCGCCATTTTTCAAAATAGAAAAAGATAAAACTGAAGGCATTCTTATTGAGTTAATAAGAGCTTTAAGCTTGGCTCGGATAAAAGTAGCTATTTTTGTCGAAATAATCTTTTGAATAATCTGCAACATTATTGACGATGATGGCATATTTTTTACGCTTTGTTTTATAAATGTTATTATCTTTTGAAACCCAAGCCACTATTTGCGCTTTACGATCAGAATAAAAGGAAACCGACTCTCCTTTTTGTTGTGTTAGAACTAACATAAACGGTAAATAGAAAAATGAGGGTCTTTATTCCGAATAGGCCCACCATACATATCGGCTAAAAGTAATTTAGAGCCACCAGTGCCTTGTTTAAAATCTGAGATCCAGCCTTGCGATGTAAAAACGCAAATATGACCGTGCGGTTCGTATTTAATAATACTAACGTCTCCTAAGGCTGGTTTATATTCTTCTTTGTTTTGTTCAGGGTAAGAGAAAACTTTTTTGAGGCCAAGAGCTTCGTAAGCAGGAGCGCAATCTTTTGCCGAAGGAAATTTTTGTACACGTGTTTCAAATCCAAAATCAAAAGCACTTCTTACAAATGCAGCGCAACGACCACAAGTTTTTTTGTCATAGGCTGGATAAGATTTTCTAATTAAATATTCTTGAACCTTTTCTATTGGACTAGGCACTTCTTGATCTCCGCTTTCTTTTCGTATTTGCCAATCGTGGTGATGAGTGCTTTGAAGAGTTCTTCTTCGGAATCAAGATTCTCCCCTTTTTTTTCTTTTTTGATAATTTCAGTTTCAAGAGCAAACCAATAGTCAATAGCAGGCTGGCTAAGATGGTTAGTCTCTGGCTCTTCATAAAGTTGGCAATAATCACTTATTATTATTTCTTTTTGTTTTAGCCCGCAACTTGCGAGAAGCATCAGGGAAAGTAACAGTACTAGATTCTTTAATTGCATTTATATTTTCTTTTGCAAGTTTAATTTCGTTTTCTTGCTTATTAATTATTTTCGCCTGTTCCTTGTTTTTTCCTTTTAACAGGCTTAAAAGAAACAATAGAATCGCCGGAATCAGGCAAAGAATTGTTTTGATGATTTGCATTTTTTATTATTTCAACAAGTTTAATAAGTAATTCGGTAGTAACGAATCCGCCCAATACACTAGAAAAAATAAAGAATGATTGCCATAAGTCAACAGCTAATTCTGGATGGTTATTGATTACTAAATCACGAGTAGTGGCGAGAACTCCTAGGCAAGAAACTATTACAGTCGTAATAAATCCTGATCTCTTTGATGAATAGTGGTTTTGTAGGAATTTCATAATAGTCTGTGTCATTTGCAAATGTGTAAAGCGATTATTATTGATGCAATTTCAGAAGCGCAAGTTTTTATTCCCAGAAAAAACAATGTCATAATCACAGCTATTCTTCCTTGCATAGGATGCCTGTCTAAATAATTAAAAAAGATTTGGGCGAATTCAATCAATAGCTCGCCTTTACTCTTCTTCATAAAAATTTTTTATATTATCAAGAGTCTCTTCATCTTTTGAAAGAATAGCTTGTTTAAAAAGCTTATTCTCATTTTCAATAATATGCTTTTCTTGACGGTATTTTTCTAGATTATGGCTCAAGATTTCTATTTTATCTTCTAGGTCTTTAGTAAAAGATTTTTTAAAATGCTCAAAAAAGATATTGTAGGTTTTGGGCATAATGAAGCCCAAGAACCTCATGATTCCGATTCCCACAAATAGAAATCCAGCAAAAATCAGTTCTCTGATACTGTACACTGTTTGATCTAAGTCCGTAATCATTGATAAAAATCTTTAATAGTTATCGTCGATGTTTTGCAATCCATTATTAATTCCCCTATTATTACTTAACACAATAGATCGCAATTAAACAATCGCGAATTTTATTCATTAATGCACCCAGTAGGGCTATGAAAAATATTGTCATTAAAGACCCTCCGTTTTTGGTTTGGTTCCCAAAAAAGTATTTGACTGAACCTCTACTATTTCTAATTCTGGATAATCTTCTTGATGCACCATGTCGATGCAGTCGATCTCGTTATTTTCTAAATCGAGATATGTGCAGACGACAACCAAACTCTCGTTTAAATTCTGTCTTAGATTCTCAGTTATTTTTAATTTTTGCATAGTTAAAACACATTAATGTATCGAGATAACACAAAATCGCTGGGCAAAGGTATTCCGACCCCAATTTCCAATACTGAAGTAGAGGTTAAAGGGGATGTATAAATTTTACCGTTTAAAGCAGCAGAGCCACCATACCATTTAGCTGATCCAGTAAGACTCCCAAAAGTTGTGGCTGTTTGGGTTATTGGGTCAATGACTAAAACCGAGAGAGAGCCATAAGGTATTCCATAAATTTTTCCGTCAAGCATTGGAACTGCTCCACACCATTTACCACCACCAGCAAGACTCCCAAAAGTTGTGGCTGTTTGGGTCGCTGGATCAATCTCTAAAATCGAAGTGGAGTTGTAAGGAATGCCGTAAATTTTTCCATTAATCCCAAAACCGCCCCCGAGCCACTTAGCCGTTCCAGTAAGGCTTCCAAAAGTTGTAGCTGTTTGGGTCACTGGATCAATTACCAATACCAAAGTGGAGTTATACGGAATGCAGTAAATTTTATTATCCGTTCCAAGTACGGCTCCACCCCATTTACCAGATCCAGCGTAAGTTCCAAAAGAAGCAACTACGGTGGCTGTTCTAGCAACTGGGTCGATTACTAAAACGCCAGTAGCATCATAAGGCGCGCAGTAAATCAAGCCATCCGCTCCAACAGCGCCGCCGTAGTATTTATTGCCACCAGCTATGGTTCCAAAAGTTGTGGTTGTTCTTGTTATCGGGTCTATCTCCAATATGGTGGACAATCCAGCTGGGATGCAGTAAAGTTTACCGTTTGGGTGGCAAACAATCGATGCACACCTAGCCGATCCAGCAACGCTTCCAAAAGTTGTGGTTGTTTGGGTCACTGGATCAATCTCTAAAATCGAAGAGGAGTTGTAAGGTGCGCAAAAGATTTTGCCGTTAGGTGCTGTGGCGCTGCCCGCCCACTTATTCGATCCAGTAAGAGTCCCAAAAATTGAAGTAGCACTTAAATCTTTATCATTTACGTTGGTGTTATTAGCCGCCAAGAAACGAACGCTACTAAGACTATTGGTAGTCCAGTCGGGAAATGGGAACTGTTGGGATAGTATACCAGAACTTATCATAAAATTATGCGTTTAGTGAACCCACCAAATCCCACTCATTAGTTCCCACTTTTATAAGAGAAACCGATTTAAATTGAGCAGAAATTTTTAGACCAGGTTGGGAATTCAAAGTGACGGTTGCGCCGCTTGTGGACGCGACAAAACTGACTTGACCAGTTCCCGCCTGAAGAACGTTTATTCCCGTGCCAATTAGAAAAGGCACATCAGCGTTGTTTGGAACCGTAATAGTCGTTGCTCCAGAGTTAGTTGTTCTGATATAACAACCAGCATCAGTAAGAGCTAGAGTTCTAGCGGTAGTTGATTCGGTGATAATAGCATTGATAGATACTCCTTTTGGCTGATAAAGACTGTCAAAGAAAGTCTTGAGAGTTGCCTTAAGGTTTGCCCAAGTTAGTTTTTTAGCTACACTAGAAGCGGCAGAGTCAGAAATTGCCAACTCATCAGCATCAACTGGTGTTGCTTTGTCGGTTAAGCCATCAATAAGCGCGCCAAGAACTGCTGAGGTTAAGGTATTTTGTTTAGCATTAATCTGAGTTTGAATTGCGGAGGTAACTCCTTTAACATATGCTAACTCGGCAAGAGAAGGGTATGATGCTACTGGTAAAGTTTGCAGATTTTTAGACGCGTCTGTGGCTACAATCTGAGAAGCAGTAAGTGTGTCAACATTAAATTTACCATCTGCGGCATTAACTTTAGCTTTTGTTGTTCCGTCAATTTGGAAAACTAGATCTTGAGTTGTGCCAGTACCAGATTTTCCAGCATTTAATCCGACATGGACTGAATCTTCGGCGTGAACTTGTAAGTAAGCAGAGTTATCAGGGTCGCTTGCGCCATAAGCCAAAAATCCACTTAGCGTACCAGTTCCACTCGGTATTGCTTGAACTAAAGTGTTGCTGTCAGTTGTTGATGTTTGGAATGATACGCGATTTGATCTTGTGGCGTTTGATAAGTCACCTTTGATTCTTTTTGCGCTGCCGCTAAAAGTTTGATTACCAGCTAGGGTTAAAGAATCTGTTGTTTTGTCGTAAGTGAAACCCGCGTCTCCGCCGAAAGACCCACCATCGTTAAATTGAACTTGAGTGTCTGATCCACCAGGAGTTCCTCCACCACCGCCGCCGCCAATATTATCCCAAGTTGCGCCGTTGTATTTTTGGAAAGAAGCTGCGGTTGAGTTATAAATGATGTGATTGGTGGGGACGTTGGTTAAAGCATCTCTGGCTGTTGATGTATAAGTAGGAACGTCATTTTTAGTTTCAAACCCAGAGCCATCGCCCTTGATTGTTACTACCTGATGAGCATTGGAAGTTGAAGGTGTAATACCAATAACATTTGCAGGGCTATTGATTTCTTGAGCTGTATTTGTAGAATCGCCAACAAAAAACTTCGATCTGCCGCCAGTAAAGGATACCGCTGGTTGGCGGTATCCTAAGCTAGATGGAGCGCTTGTAGTTGTTGAACCAAGAATCTTGATGTCTTGCGTCATTATGAGTTCCTATTTACAATTTTTATTAGAAAGTTCCGGCATCAACTGTTCCGACTGACAATTCGCCAGCGGTGTTAACAATCGAAGTTCCGTCAATATTGACATCTAGACCAGTATTGTTTTCAATAGCGGAGCCAGAAGCCAATTGAACTGCAGAGCCAGAAACTTTATTGGCAGTTGCAATTGTTGATAGTTTAGAATCGGGAATAGAGCCAGCTAACATACCAGGGGTAATGCCAAGAGCTTTTACAGCTAGCAGATCTGAACCGTTAATTTCAATTGAAGAATCATCAACTCTAACAGATAAAGCTGTGCCATCTCCTCCGTTTAAACCTGAGCCAATAGCACTAGTCGCAATTTCAGTCGCAGTGATTCCTTCAGATTTTACATAAAGTTGGTTGCTTCCGTTGATTCCAATAGTTGAATTGTCATACTGAACATCAAGAGCAGCGCCGTTTACAGCAAGACCTACACCAGCCAAAGCGTTAATATCAATGTTACCTTGAACAACGTTGAAATCTGCACCAACGCTGGCTTGAGTACCGCCGGCGTTATCAGTGTTACAAAGGATAAAATCTCCACTTTGCACCACTACACCAGCAGATCCACCAATTTTACCAGCAACGGAAACAACGTAAAGTTCTCCTTGAGAAGCAGCCGGATAATTAGGGTTAGCAGAACAATCAATAACGCCAATGTATTTAAGACCTCCGACAATAGCTGCAGCAACGGCAGTTGTTACAAATTCAGTTGTTGCAACTTGAGTGGTATTTGTTCCAGTTGTGGCAGTTGGGGCTGTTGGAGTTCCAGTAAAAGCAGGGGAAGCTAACAGAGCATAAGCGGCGCCAGCAATTTCGTAGGCTATATTGTCAAAACCACCAACGTAAAATCTTCTTACGCCGCTAATTTCAGTGATAGCCAATTGTCTTGCGCCCAAAGTAGATACGCCGCTAGTTAAGGCGGTAGAAGAAGAGCCTAAAATTTTAATTATATTCGACATGTTTTATATTTCCTAATTTTTTTATTAAAAAGTTCCAGCATCAATAATTGACGATGGGTTTAAATAATCGACTCCAGCTTCAGCTTCTTGCAAAGCAGTGCCGTCACCTTTTATTATTCCTGTGACTGTAGTTTTAAGAGTGATTGTCGGATTATTTCCCGCCGAAACATCCGCATCAAAACCATTTGCATTATTTACGTTGACACCAGTAAGTTTTGAATTAATCTGTTGAGCGGTTACATTGTAATTCTGGCCAGCTCTAGCTATTACCAAAAGATCGGTGTTTTGTAAATTCCCTCCAGCTGCTAACTGGGATATTTTTTCATTCGCCATAATTCTCCATTTCTATTAAATCTCCGCTTTCTAGCAAAAGAAAATTTCCGCTTTCTAGCAAAAGAAACCCACCTTCGCCCGAACCACCTTCGCCGCTACCTAAAACGGTTGTAATTGTTTGGGTTATTATTTGGGATATAATTGCTTTTATCATACACTGATTCCGAGAAGATAAAGGGTGCCAGTTATTCCGCTTCCATTTGGTCTAAACACTATATCGCTTTCTGGAATTAATCCTTCAAAAGCCATACCGGAAATTGAATCTTGAGTTATTTGAGCGATATTTTGAGTAGAGGCTGAAAATGTCATTGGGATTTCAGCTAAAGTATCACCATTGTTAGCAAGAAATCTGCGGTAAATATCTATTGACCCTCCGCCCAAAGCGCCATCAAAAGCAAATTCTAGGAATTTACCTAGGCCTTTTTCTCTAATATTCACAACTATTTCTGTTGTTTCTGTCGTTATTTCGTATACTTGTGTTGTCATTTTTATTCAAAATTAATGTTAATGGCGTTTAATTCTTCCAAGGTTGTGCAAGCTTCAATATCGCTCTGTAAGCTTCTTGCTAAAGCTCTGTTTTCCGCGACACCTTCTTTTAATGATTCACTAGAAGAAGGATCAGCAAGACGGACTATTTGCCAGTCTGTGCTTATTAAATAAGCTTTGCATTGAGTTATTCTTTGATCTTTTTGTAACCTCAATTGATTGAGTAGTTCTTCTTCACTTGGCGCTTGATTCAATTCCGCAATTTCACTTTCGGTTAATAAAATTGCTATTCCGTTAACCAATTTATGTGGTTGCAATCTTATTTGTTCCTGTGTCATATTAAATAATTCCAAAAAGTTTAAATGTTCCTGATGCGATATTTCCAGAACTCATAGAAAATCGAAGAGCATTAATTGCCGAGGTTGTGGAAGTATTTCTCCCAGAAATTATTGAGTTTGCAAGATATGAGGGAGGCGTATCGGATAAAACCCATTGAGACCATCCTCTGAAGTTCTTTTGAGTCGATGGTGCTGAGGGGTTATCAAATTCCAAATAGCCAGACACGCCATAACCAGCCCCGTTGTAAACTCTCCATGTAGCTTGCGTATCAGATCGCCCAGATAATGTTATGTGAGAAGTGCTTAGAAAGCCTCCCGCAAGGTCTGCATTAGTCTGCCATCTGCTCCCGACATCATATCCAGTGGATATAAAAGTAGCTCCCGAATCAATACTAATCTCAGCTTTAAAAGTTACCGCATTTGTAGCTGGTAACACATTATAAAATTCAACTCTGTATTTTGAGTAATCAGAATTTAAGCCAGTGAATGAGACTGAAGCCGAAGAAGACGCAGTCTGAGATGAAATTAAATTAACTGCATTGAATTTTGAAGCAGCAAACGCAGATGGAACAATTGCTCTTGATGTATCTGTTCCCGCAGTAACTTCTGCATTAGTGGCTAATTCTACAATACCTTTTGCAGTAGTGGAAGCATCAACAATTGGAGAAGTTGGAATGTCAGCTAAATTAGCAATTAAAGTCCAGTTGGAGCCGTTAACTAAAGCATTTCCTGTATTATCATCAACAAGAGATTTCCAGATTTCAGTGGTGGCATCTTTTCTTACTAAATCGTTTGTATAATAAGTCGTCTGAGAATTATAAACTTGCATCCCAGTTTGATAGATATAGGCAAGATGATAATCTGTGTCATATTTAAGACCCTGCATGTCTTGAAGGGTAGGAAGTCGCAATCCTCCTTCAGTGGCGTCTTCCCAGCCGGTTAAAAATGCAGCAAGAGATTCAATTGTTTCGGGATTTGTAGATGTAGCAGGAGCCAGCGCGGCGGCAGAGCCAAAAACACCATTATTAACGGAATCTTTACCAAAGATCTTTTTAAATTTTCGTGTGAGCGCAGCCATCTATTTAAAGATTTTAATAGTGCCGCCCGCACAGAATTGATAAAAAGTAAATTTAAGGATAGAAAATATCGTTGTATGTTAAAAAACTTCCTTCTTTTGTCAACCAATTTTCATAAGTTGCAAAGCCGGTAATATTAGCAGGGATATTTTTATCAAAAGTCTCGTAAGTGGAAAAACCGAACCAAACCTTGTTTTTAACAATTCCTCCAATTGAAACTCCTATTGGTTTTGGAAAAACTTTTTTTTGCAAAAGAATAGATGAGATATTAAAATATTCTTCAGTAACTAAATAAAATATTCTTAAATCATCGTCGGTTGTGCAAATTACATTATCACCAAAGAATTCATACAAAGTATTATCTATTGATGAGCAACTCATATCAATAGCGTTAGAAATAACTTTAAGATTTAGAACTATTCTATAATCGTCATCACTTAAAGTTTGGGTTAAACCGTCCCCAAGATAATACCTATCAACGCCAACCCATTTTCCAAGAATATCTTGTTGTTTTCCCACGCAGGTATCTGGATTGAAAGCATCCAATACTTCTAAAAGAATACCATTTTGCAAAATAATATCCACCATGGTTTTAATCGTAGCGGAGGCTTTTGGTTTCCCATTATACTGGATAATTAAAAGATCGGTATAATATTGAATAATATTATTTACATCAGCCATTTTTAAATCTCCGTAATATCTATATTAGCGGAGTCTAGAATCCATTTGGTTTTTTTATCAATTGCATTCAAATAACTTACCCAAGTTGTATTATCATCAGATATTAATAAAGAAAGAGCTGTACCAGAACCAGAACCAGCGGTATCTGTAATTGCCGCAATTGCCGTATCAGTCAATGATCCAGTCTCGGCATATTCTCCAATATCATAAGTTTTATTTGACACAATATAAGCTTTGATGTCGGCAAGATTAAATGTTTGACCAGATTTCAAAGGTTTTAAATTGAACTTAACATATAAAGGAGCTGAACTTGGCCTATCCCACTTGGCAGTATAAATTTGCCCCTGAATTGTTGTTATATCATAAGTTTCGTCGCCTTTTGAAGGTATTGATTTAATCACGTTTACATAAATTGTATTCGCTATATCAACATCGCTTCCGCCTTCTACTATTGCCCAGAATCCATGAGCAGGAATTCCATCAGCATCAACAATATTCGAATCATTTTCGTATACAGAGGCTGAAACAACCCCAGTAAGATTTAATAAATCTGAATATAAACCATCCAACGAATTATATGCTTTATTAGCAAAAGAAGCATTTCTTCTGGCGCTAAAAGCTGAATCAGTTTCTCCGTCTTGTCCTAAAGAAGATACGCCGGTTGCATTGTTAATCGAAACAACGCCTATTACAACACTGACGGGAACAGTAATTGTATTTGGAGAACTAGCAATAGCCCCTAAAGTTTTAGCTCTAAAAGAATAGGTGTAAGTCCCCGCTGCGGATGGGTTTTGAGTATCAAGAAGAATCCATTGATTGCCGATATTATCTGCAACCGTGTATCCTATCCCATCTATGTCATTTGCTTGAGCATCCAGACCCTCAAGGGTAAGTGATCTGTCCGTAACAATCGTTATATTTTGATAAGAGAAACTAGCCCCTTTTCTTTTAATTCCGTTAATCCAATAAAGATTATCCTGCTGAACACCGATAGTATTATCGGGATCAAACATATTATAAACATCAAGCAAAACTTCTAGATAATCTTCAGTTGCTTGTGTAGTGATGCCAAAATATTGGCCGTCAGAACTGTTGCTATCAAAATTGGTATCTGACCCATAGATTAAAGTAAGGCCTGCAGCGGCAGCTTCGTCAAGCTCTGTTTTACTAGCAATACTTAATCCGTATTGATTTAATTCTGTAGCCACGATTAATTAAAAATTAAAAGTCGCCGCCCCAACCTTAGTTTATTGATATAATTTTATTTCTCCTATTACAGAGGCACTATAAACTGTTTGCACGTCGTAAGATACAATAAAATTCCTATTTGTTAAATCAACAAATAAAGTATTAACATTTACGACATTATTTACTTTTAAGATAAGCGAGCTTATTTCTTGTTCCAGCCTAGCTGAGTTGCCATCAGCAAATCTATTATACCAATCGATTCCAGTAGTTAAGTTAAAAAAGCAATCACCAACCCACTCTTGAAGTTTGGTCTGTATGTCTTGAGCAATAGCATCATTGTTGACTTTGTAAGCATTAGCTCCTAAGCCATAAATCCAATCATTGTTTGCGTCATTTGCTCTAATTATTGTCATTTTAGCAATTGATTGAAGTTAGTTGATAGCGTTGACAAATTACTAGCTGTTGTAGGGTCGATTGGGTATTGGCTTGCTCCATTGACTGTTTTAAGATTCTGCAAGATAGAGATTAAATTTGCAATCAAATCTTTCAGGGATTGGTCATTATTTGCTATTTCAACTTTATCATCGACTTTCACTTTAGCTTGCTCTGCTCCAGAGTCGTCTAAATAAGTTATGCCTACAGTCTGATTATCGTAGGTTGCCACTGCCCTTGGATTGGATTTGATGCCAATGTAACAGAGTCCGTCAGTCATGTCATGCATGCGATAAGTTTTCGGAACTCCTGTGGCTCCAGTCTTTTTCCAATTCTCTAAGTCTCTATCGTTAAAAAATACCAAGCATTCTAATCCGGTCTTGATTGGAAAATTTAATCCTCCATTAGAGCCATAATTAATAGCAACAGGAACTTCTACCAAAGGTGCTGGAGTAAAAAGTTGCTGTCCTTGAAATGTGTTTTTTCTTAGAACATCTACTAATTGTACAGTTGCTCTCTGAGTTGCTGCATTAAAAGATTGAATTATGCCGACTCTGTGACAATTAAAGGTTGATCTTAAATAATCTGCAAAGGGATCTAAGACTTGATCTAGGTTCTGAGGATCAACTATCTTAGGAAGTTGGTTTGCGGGTAATACTTGCTTTGTCATGCTGGAACAACAATATTAAAATTATTAGCTATGGAGCCCCCGCTCCACATTTTGATAGTCGTAATTAAAGAACCTTCTTTGGAAGAAGAAAGAACGCCTCTATGCTCTACTCCCATGACTTTATAATATCCATTGAAAAAGGGAACCGTAGCTGATTCTAAATTAACCAAACTAGCTAATTTTATCGTTGGTTCAAAAATCATATTCACAGTCACATATCCATTATTAAAAACTGGACTTCCTATTAATCCACTATCTGCAGAAATGTTAGGAATTTGAATACCTAATTTGTCTATAACATTAGCCGAAAGTGGCAATTGAGCGGATGGTTTTGGGCTGCCTATTATTTCATTGGCTTGAAGCATGTTTAATTTTGCTCCATCGACAAAGACATCAACTCCAAATTGCGTTAAAACATTATAGGATTCTCCTATTAAACAAACTCCTTGAGAATATGATTCGTCAAGAGTGTTAGTTATCGCGCCTTTTTCTAAATCCCCATACTGTGACATTTGGGTTATAATATCATTTACAACATCTATTTGCTTAGTATCCACATCATAAGCTCTATTTATAAATGTATTGTAAAGACCTACCGCACTAGATGTGCAAACTAAATTAGTTTCCCAATCTACACCTTGCCTCTGAGAATAGCCTTGGCGCAAAGAGCCGTTAAAAATTGGATAAATGTCTTTCCCGTATCCCGCTTCTAAAATAACTCTTCTGTAACCTTCGCGTCCATCCTCCAGAATTGGTATATTCCAAGGATTTTGGAATAACTTATTTCTGTTAGTCTCATTCAAACCAAAAATTTTTATGGATGCTCTATTCCCATCTATCGCGATAATATTGCTAATATCAATCTCTATGGTAAAAGGTATCTCTATCACTAAAGCATTTTTACCAGCTTGAAGTAATGGTTTATTATTTGCTACATTATTAACTGCAGGGGTTAACCTAAGATTGGAGTTATTAACCAAATCTTGATTATAATAAGCTGATGGTTGAGCGGTATCTTGTATGGTGAGTTTAAAAGCTCTGTTAAGTTTATTGGCCATAGAAATCGGTTTCTATTTGAGCGGCTTCTGCCACGCTTAAAGAATAAAGCTTTATTCTACCACTTTCCAAATCATCTAAACGATAAGGGTTTACTGCTTTTGGCTCTTCACTTACGCATACCAAGCCAAATGGTAAAGCATATTTGTAACGATGTAGAATATTGGCTCCAATATTAAGACGGCAATTGTTAACTGCAAAATTATTATAAGCCAGAGACCAGAACCACCCTTGTCTATTGGTTGAATAAATTAACAATAGTTGAAAAGTGTAATTATCTTCAGTAGTGATAGTGATAAGTTGTTTTGAGGATGAATCAAGTCCAGTTATTAATCTCATTAGATACCTCCTTTTCCTAAATTCTTTAATCCGTCAATAATACTACCAAATAGTTTTTTGTCCGTTTCTTTGCCCTGCGTAGCTCCTTTATCTGCTACTGGCTGATTTTGCTGTTGTGACCTACCTTGCAATTTCGCTGGATTAAATTTTACTGTTGAAGTTTGTGCGTATCTGATTTCTTTTAAAATCAATGCCACATCAGAAGTTGTTTCCGTGTATTCTGGTTGCGTCATAACAACATTTACTATCGCAAAATTGCTTTTAAAGCCCCAAGGAGTTTCAAAACTAATTAAAACCCTGCTTTGCCTCAGGGCTAAGAAGTAATTATATGCCTTGGCCTGCATTGTTTTTGGAGGATTTAATTTTTTATAAGTTTGATAAAGATTCAATGCTGATCCTAGTGCAGCGTCTGCATAGTCTTGAGGCCCATTTTTCTGAGAATTAATTGAAGAATGCAGAGTTCTCATTGTTGAAGATATTAATGGCAAAAAAGCAGCAACAGTTGTTAATTTTTCGGCTAGTTTCCTAATACTGCTCGGTTTATTATCTTTAAGTTCATAAGTTAATTCTCCCACCAGCCCGCTAAGAGTGAATAACTCTGGTTCTAAAGCAATATTATCTTGTAGCGCTACATTTTTTTCATTGTAAATATCGGTAATTCTAGATTTTAACTCTCCCTTGTATTCTTTAAAAGCAGAAAATTTAAAACCAGCAATACCAAATCCAGCAAAAGGAGCGACGACATATTGTTGGACTAACTGATTTAGTCCATCTACTTTGCCTGCGGTATCGTTTAAATCCTTTGGTATTGAATCTGTTAATGCCATTATTTAGGTACGCTTAGGGTTGGATATTTTGAGTTATAAAGCGATTTATTGACATTGCCATTAATTTCATTTGCTATGTATGGAGCGGTATTTTTATCAACACTTCCAGCATTAATATTAACCGTAGTATTGACATTGGTGGTTGGGTTTAGTGCAGTTGCCGCTCTTGCTCTTGCTTCCTCTTCAAAAGTTAAATCTCTTTCTTTGGAGAGATCCACAGATCCTTGATCTAATCTGGTAAAAAGATCTCTAGTCGCATTGTCTGGATACATAAAATCACTGCTTTTCCTCCGATTACTTTTTCCCAATCCGCCAAATTCTTTTTTACCTGATAAAATTTTAAATCCTTCCTTAAGAGAAGATAAAGGATTAGACGCAAATTCTTCTACTCCCTCTGTTGTTCTGCCGTTAGTCAAATATTCAGTTGCAGCATAAGCGCCTAATCCAGCCGTAAAATAAGGATTGTTTTTTGCAAATTTTGCTACTTTAGTTGCAACCAAACCCCCTACAGCTACACCGGTATATTTAGCAGCTTTCTCTGCATTCTCCGAAGTTAAATTATTTTCAATTTTACTAACAATTGCGGAAATGCTGGGAGCAAATTTTTCTAACATAATCCCTTTTAAGCGATCAAAAGCAGCGCCTAATTCTGAGAGTTGTATATTGAGTTTTTTTGCAATTTCTACTTGTTCATTGCTAAGTATTTTAGCATTTTGATAAGCATCATTAAATTCTTTATCAGAAAAATTCTTTCCGAAAGCTGGGGCAAATTCTTTAGGAACTCCTAATTGGCCCAGAAGGGAGGTCAGATTAGCTGGATTATAATTTGGACTTTTGCTATATTCTCTTATTTCTTTTAAAGCAGAATCAAAATCTTTGATCTGACTCGGATCAATACCAAGTATTGCAAATTTAGATAAAATCTCAGGATTGGTTGTTAGGCCTTGAGCAATCTGCTCCGAAAGATTTGCAATAAATGCGTTGGTTTCCTCTACTCCAACTTGACCACCACTCGCTCTTCTAAAGACGTTTGCGTATCTCTGAGATTTCTCTGGATCAATTCCGTATTGCTGCAACGAGGCAGCTAGAGAAACTTGTTTTGAAGCTTGAGCAGTTATATAGCCACCAATCCCTCCAGCTAATAAACCCCCTGTAAAAGCTTTAGCAACAAAAGAGAAACCACTTTCTACTTGATTAAAGAAATCTTTGGTTGCTTTTTCCCTGCTTTTTTCTCTTTTTTTTTGCTCCCTTTCTTCTTTACTCTCTTTCTTTTCTTTTAGATCTAAAAAACCAAGTTCGGTTTTAGCTATTCTTAATTTGGCAGCGCCAACAGCGGCCTCCTCTCTTAAAATCTGAGATTCTTTGAGAGTTTTAACGTTTGATGATCCCGCACTTCCAGTTGAAACGTTTAATTTAGAATTAGCTTTAGTTTCTTTTAGTGCTTTGTTTAGTTCTTGGGTTTGCTTTTTAAGCTCCTCTACCTTTTTGATAGCATCTTCTAGGGACTTGGTGTCGCTTTTTATGCCCAGACTGAGAAATAAGCTGCCTATGTTCATTGTTTGCTTTGCAATTCCTCTCTAAAGTCCATTGTAAATTTGTGGAAATCCATCATTTTCAAAACCCAAGAAACTTTGCAATTGGCAATTCCTTCGGGATTGCCTCCGCAATATCCTTTGCTTGAAAGTATCAAACAAGTTCTTTCAAACTTAGTTAGATTGTCTTCGTAATTCACCTGTCTTTCTGGGTCAGAGAAAGTCGCCGCAACTCTTTTGACCCTTAAGAGTGGGCTCAAATAAAACAAAGAACATTTGTCAAAATACACTGCTTAAAAACAAAAAAATAATCTTTTCTGTTTTCCACCGCATCAAACATTGACGGAATGATTCTTTCTTTGCTCAGAAGAGATCTTTCCAAACATTTGAATACTTTCTTCCTAACCTCTGAAGAAGCTGACAAAGATAAAAAAATTCTGCTTGCCATTTCTAACACTACGTTAGATCCGAGTAAATCAGAAAATTCAACTTTTGACAAATCTTTCTTTTTTTCCTCATCTGCCAATAGTCCAATAATTTCCTGAACTACCAAAGACAAAGAAATATTGGAATCTAAAAGCTCTTTAATAACAAGAGCATTTAGTTCGCAAGCGTCTTCAAAAGAAGCCTCCTCAATTTGAAGGACTTTCCCAGATGGGGTTGTAAATTCTTTCATTAATTAAATGCTAATTCAGATAAACCAAAATCCAAAGTATACTCAGAAATAGCCTGTTCGTTATCCCCGTTGTAGTTTGCGATGAGGTTGATTCTTTTTTTGACAAAACCAAAAGTAAGTGTGGCTGTTAATTTTTTCAGGTTTCCTTTGCCATCGCCAAAATTGCCAATTACAGAGCCATCAATAGCTTTTGCGCTTGTTCTTAAATTTAATAGCTCGTTTAATCTTTGGTTTAACCAAGCATCATCAGAACCAGCTTTAATAACTCTAACACTCAAAGTAGCTTTTTTAGCGGCAACATTGATCGAAAAAACTGCCCCACCTTTTAGTGCGTCCATTGTTCCGGTTTCGTCATTAAATGCAACAGAAATTGCATTGTTGTTTGCTAATTCTGCAAAAGTTCTAAGATTAGTGCCATCTGCATATTGAAGAGTTAATGTTGCGTCTCCGGCTAACGTAAATTGTTGTGACATACTTTATTAAAATTAAGGTTAATTATGCTTCTACAAGAACGTCGATAGATGCTCTGTAAATAAATCCAGCTTCTTTGTAAGCGGCTTGTTGCAAAGGAGCATCTCTATTTTCTCTTTCAGATTGAAGTTGATTAGCAATTGAGTCTGTGTAAATATAGTAACCAACAGAGAAGATTGAATCTCTGAAGTCTTGCTCATTTCCGAAAGTGATAGGACTGTTCCAATTCAAGCCAGTCCCAATGTAACCAGCTCTTACAAATCTAGCAAAAACTGAATTAGTGGCAGAAACCAATTTATCTAAACCTTGAGGAGTTTGCTGAATTGCGCCAGAGCGGAGAGCATTAAAGTCACCAGTAGTCAAGGAATAAACTAAAGCTTGACGTCCATAAACTTGATCTTGGTATTGTCCAGAATCACCGTAACGGTTATTAACAATACAATTTAGACCACCAACATTGGCATAAATATTAGCCCCTTTTGCGGCAGCTTTATCAAATAAAGCCTGAGTCATCCCTGAATCAGCTAAAACAACATTAAGAGTTCTTAATTGAGTATTAGCGTTAAGGAAAGTATTGTTTCCGCTAAAATTCACTGAGCACAAAGTAGCTGGGTCAGCAACCATAAATCCTTGAGCACCAGCAACAACAGTATAAAATAAAGCAATAGTTCTCTGATTAGTTGATTTGATAGTAGAAATAACGCCATCAAGATCATTGCTGTCAGACCAAACATTGAACCAAATTTTATCAGAAGCTTCAACTGAGTTAGCAGTTGTAATTGCAACTGCATCTTCTACCAATTTATTTGTAACAAATGGGGTGAATTGGACAATGGCTGAAAGTCTTGTATAGGCGGCAACAATTGTCTCTCCGCTTGAGTTTGTTCCGCCAGTTGCAGAACCACCAGCGACGTTTAACAATCCTGATGTAGTCAAGTCTGTCCCAGTCCCGCCAGACACAGCAGCTAAAGCCACTGTTGAAGCAGATCCTACTTTTTTAGAAGTGAAGGTAATTACACCGTTTGCTTCCGTAAGAGTTAGGTCGGGCAATCTTCTTTGTAAAATAACGGCCACATCGGCAATAGTAGTGCAACCAGTTAAATTAATGGCAGTAAGATTGATTGGTGTTCCGCCGTTAATAGTAACTTTTAGATCGCCATCATCAACTGCTTTCAAAGCGTTTAAATTAGCATCCAAATCTGCAGTTACAAATCTTCCTCTTGTAGCCGAAACAGCTGGAGAGCTTGGGCTGAATGGTGCTACAATCAATTTTCCGTTGCCAGTAAGAATGTTAGGGCTTTGAGAAAAAACAGACACAGCTAAAGCATAAGTTTCAGAGTTTGTGCCGTAATCTAGTCCAACTTGTCTCGCGTTTAAATAGCTTCTGTACTCATCAATATTAGATGGAGTTTCAGTAGTAATTAACAACATGTTATTTGGGTTAATTTCTCCCAAAAGACTAGGGGTCTGTCTAATTGTTGCATTTACAAAGTTTTGTATTGAGATAACTTCTGCAGTCATAAATTATGCATTTGAGGTTAGTTGGAAAGGAAAATTAGTATAATAGTCTAAGACTCTTGTTGATGATCTAGTCACCATTAAAGCTATATCTATCATAAACCTATTTAACATATTTCCCCCAACTTGACGGGAAATATTGTTGAATGTGATTGGTAAAGGAAAAATCCTAAAACCATATTGGGCTTGTTGATTCTGAGAATACCCGCCCTTTAAAGCTTGGATTATTTCGTCCTTACGTAAAATTGCACTTCTATCAAAAGACGCTATTTCAATAGAATAAATCTCTTTACTCATACTCGAAACAGTTTCGTGCCCTACATCATTTTCATCTACTTCAAAAGAAGTCGAGGAATTCATTGGTATAGATGTCAAATAATGAATGACTACATAAAGCCCTTCGCTATCAGCAATATTTACTTCTTGATTATATTGCCAAATCTGTTTATTTTGTAAGGACATATAAGTCCTTACAATATCAACCAAAATTGCGGCGGGTTCTTTATCCATTGTTTATGTATTGAATTAAGTGATACTCTATATAACCATTTCTATTATAGTCATTCTGAAGCATCACTTTATAAACTTTTCCTTTAAAGCGGACTCTCTCACTCGGATTAACTACATCATGCAGTTTAAATCTTGTGTGAACTTGCCACCATTCAAATTTTCTTTGACCACTCGAGCTAACTTGTAACTCGGTTGGTTTTAGCGGTTGAATAGTTCCCATAAAACTTAATGGGATTTCTACCGTTACCAAAATACCGTCATCGTTGTTGGTATTCACCAACTTTACTAAAACTATTTTTTCTTCCCACCCATTAAGGGCGTCTTGCATTTGTGGCATCATAATTTAACCACCTTCGCTTTTACTGCGTTTTTCAACTGACCAGTTTCTATTAATATTGTGTCGTTACCTTTCTTGGCAACGGTTGCATCGCTTAGTGGTTTCCATTCTCCATATCCACCACTAGCAAAAGCTCCTTCCACTATATGTTCAGCCTCTTTGGCCAAAACCTTATAGGCATTTGGAAGATTTAAATCTTGTTCCAGCGAGGCATTAACTGCTTCTGCTAATTGTTGACCCCTTTCAAAAATTGGCTTTCTCAACCAAGAACGCATTGGCAAATGTTCTAATGGACTCCCAAATTCATGCTTGAAACCTATTTCAGCATTAGGAACTCCATCTTTTCTTACACTATTCTCAAAAATACCCACCTGAACTTCTTTTTTTACTTGAAGTTGCTTAACTAAGTTCTTTAAGTTAGTAAAATCGAATTTTAACTCTGCCCCTTCCATTAAATATAATTAATTGGATTGAGTGCGTGCCTTGGAGTAGAAAACGGAATAACATTTCCTATTCTGTAAGGTCTTGTAAGTGTAAGATATTTCATTCCGTAATAAGTGGTTGTGTAAAAAGAATATCCTTCTTTTTTAGCCCATTCCGGTACGACATAACCAACGCTAACATTTCCTACTGCCTTAGAACTCAAAAGACCGTTACCAGTGCTTTGCAATCCATTGGCGTTTAAATCTCCCACCAAATAATGAGCTGAAAGATATAAATAAGCTTGTTTAAGAGCGGCCAGAGTATTGATTTTTGTCAATACTGTTGCATCAGCCTCATCGTAAGCTTTTTCTATATCCTCATCCCACACATAATCTTTTTTGACTAAATAGGGGTTCGTATCCCAGTTTACTGTATTTGTTGGAACGACCCCTATAGTCCCATTTACTTTGCAGGTGTAGAACTTCTGAGTAATATCATAAAAAGTCGTATCCCCTACATTGTAAGTAGTTTCTTCTGACCAAATTGGCAAATAATCAAAATCGCGGTAAAACAAATCTTTAAAATCTTGAATTGTTATACCGTCAATTGCAGGCATTATTTACCCTCGATTAATTTGGCCAATTCGTCGGTCTTAATATTCTTGGCAAATTCAATGCCAAGTTCTTTAGCTTTAGCTTTCAAAAAATCTCTATTGGGTTCAATAATATCTACTGATGGTCCTTTAAGAGATTTTAATTCAGCTGTTAGTCTTAAAACTTCAGCTTCAAGCTCAACAACTTCAGCTTCTAAATTTCTTACTCTTTCGCCGCCATCAGATGAAATATCTTCATATTTTTTAATATGACCATATTTCAAAAGAATTTCAGCTTCTTTTTCGGAAACGATTAGAGTTGTTTTTGGATTCCAATTAATAGCCTTGCCCAAAGCCATTACTGACATTTGGGAAGCGCTATCGTTGAACAAAGTAATATCCGCCATAATCCCGCCTTTTATTATGAGTTAGTATTATCGAAATAAATTGCATCAGCAGGACGTTTGAAGAAGGTTTTACCTACTTGAGCATAACCTAGTTGCAAATAATCGAAATTGTTCAATGTACCAGTTCCAAGCATTGTGAATGGAATTGGAAGATCGAACACCAAGCTTTCGCTTTTGTTTTTGTAAAGCATGTATCTGTCGTAAGACAAAGGAGCGCTTCCGTTAGCTTTTTTGTATTGAGCATTAGCAGCCCAAGATTTTTGAGCATAGAAGTTAGTGATGATTTTGAAATTAGGATTATTAGTCATAATTTTGAAAGTCTCTAACAAGAATGCCAATTTAGTTGACCCAGCAAGAGGGAAGTCAGGACTAATCAATGCACCCATACCAGTATAATCTGATTGTGGCATAAAGAAAGTATCTGGAAACTCGCCAATAACTTGGTTAGTTTGGTAAACAGTCAAGATTTGTCTTACAAAAGCATTGATCTCAGTTGATGTCATTTGAGAGATTTGCTTAGTAATCAAACTGGTGTTAGTAGTAACATCAGTTGAAGTTAAAAGACCAGTGTTGTCTTTTTTAGAAAAGCCATAAAACAAGATCTTTCTCATGAACAATTCATAGTCAGTATTTAGAGCTTCTAGTTTTGATTTAACGTAATCATAACCAGATTGGCCTAAATAAGCTAACTGAGATTGTTGCAAAAAGTTGTAAGAGATTTGTTTAGCCCAGAACTCTCTATCAATAGGAGTGCTATCAACGGCAGTTTCAACTTCGTTGTATTGTCCTTTATTAACAGGAGAAATCAAACCAGATTCTGGGTTTTGGATACCATAAAATTCTTTGATAAATACTCTTGTTGGAGCAAATGGATTAGCACCCATGTCCATAGGAACATATTTATTAAGTTCTTCAACTAAATAGAACTTTTGCTTGATAGTTCCTGCAGCTAATTGAGATAGAGCAGTGATGTTGAAGTTAGCACCAAAATTTGCTGCTGTGTCGTTGTTGAAGATTTTGCCTTGAGCGGAATTTTCAAAAAGCTTAGAAATACCAGCGCCGATTGGAGCTTTTACGTCTGAGGGAAGAATTGAATTGTTAAATTCTCCATTCGGGAATTGTTCAAGACCATGAGCAAAGAAACCTTTTTGAGAGGCTGTTGCCAATGCGCCAGATAATTGTTCAAAACTTAGATTAGAAACGGTCATTTTTTATTTTTATTTAAAATTAAATTAAAAGACTACCGCCCTAGTCTAAGAAAGTTACGCTGGAACAGAAACTTTAATTCTTACAGGAATCAAAGTGCCAGTAGCTCCACCAGCCTCAGCAATACCGATTATGGTATTAGTTCCAAGAGAAGGAATTACTAGATCGCCAGTAGCTACGATTTCCAATTGATCGCCAGCAGTTACGGCAGTTGCGCCAACTTCCATTACCATTACTGAGCCATCTACTAAAACTGTTACTTGTTTACCAGCCATAACTGCATAAGCACCGCCATTATAAGTTGGATCGAATTTTACGAAACCATTTATTAAATCTGTTGCAGCAGCTTTATCAAAAAGAGATTGACCACCAGCGTTGCCAGAGATTTTAACTGCAGTACCACCTACGATGACAGAAGTAGATGATGGGCTAATTGCGCCTTCTTGAGTATTTAAAGTATAACCAGAAGACGGTTGTCCTTTGATTGCTAAAGGGGTTGCTTGGTTTAAAGTATATGTTGCTACCATGTTATTTATTTTTTAGAGTTAAAAAATTCGTTATATCCAAATTCAGGAACGCCGATTTTGAATGATTTTGCACTAGTCGAGTTATTAAACGACTTAGCTTCTATATCCTCCAAAGAAACTTCTTCTTTCGGAGCTTCTTCTTTAGAATTTTCTTTGATTTTTTCGTTAGATTTTTTAGAGTTTTTCCAGCAATTTTTAAGGTCTTCCATAGACACTTTTTCACCTTCGACCTCAATTGAATTGTCCATCTCTTCATCTTGAGAATTTTCCTTTTTTTCTTCTTCTTCATCTTCGGAATTATTTTTTTTCTTTTTGGAATTTTCCTTTTTTTCTTCTTTAATTTCTTCTTCTTCGTGTTTTTCTAATTTTTCCAAATCTTTTTTAGCTTCTTCATCAGACATGTTTTCTTTTTTCTTTTTGGAATTGTCAAAAATGCCAGCTAATAGTTCTTTGCCTTTTTCAGCAGCGGAGGAAACAAAACTTACAAAAACACCTTTTTCTATTTCGATTTTTGATTCGTGTTCTGACATAATATTTTCTTTTTCGTTTTCATAAATAATTGCATCCTCATATCGAGGAGCTTTTACCAAAGCCACATGACGAGGCTTGATTGATTTTATTTCAACGTCATATGGGACATTGATGTATTCTAGTTTTTCTCCATTTTCAGACTCAATTACTTCATCCGCCAAATAAGAGGTTGAAATAAATCCTGTTCTTTTTACAGCTTCTTCGCACTCCTGATCTTTCCCATTGCTAGGATTGAACTCGCAGTAATACTTTCCGTCTGGCTTGATAAAGGTTCCGTCTTTTAGAGTGAATCCTTCACCATTGCAAAAAACCCTATCAACGATTCCTAGAATACTAGGATCGGTATCATTTATTGGTTGGTTGTGTCCTTCAACTACCGGACTGCCAACAAAAGCTTTAGCAATATCGTCTATGTGTTTGTTGATTAGAACTTTTGACCAGTTCTTATCATTGTAACTAGCAATGCCCGCATAAAGTAAGGGAGCAATGTAACTTTTCTGCCCTTCAACGCTGTTTGAAAATATTTTATTTATTTCTTGCACTTTTGTTGAGAGGTTTTTAAATTGCCTAATTGCTAATTAAGTTTTAACGCTTAACTTGTTATCCAAGCTACTAGATCGGGCGGTGATCTAATAGCCGAGATAATAAGCTAATTGATATTAAAACAATGTGAATCCTACAGTTTGTAAGGTTTACGAGGGAAATTAGAAATTTTTAACACAATAGTCAAATAAAATAAGATAGTGTAAAATGAAATATTTTTGGGAAGTAAATAGGCAGAAAAACAGAATTGCTTTAAAAAGAGCTAATAGAAGAAATGATTTAAAAAAACCTAAAGAGGCTTTTGCTTTGATTCAATTGACCCAATCAAGTTGGGGTAGTTTATACGGAGGAGAAAAAGCTACTTTGATAAGCCTACCAAAATATTTATTGGATGATCATCCTGAAAACATAACTCGTTTTTTTGTGGGAGATATATCGCAATTGCCAATTGTAAATAAATGGGGACAAATTGAATTTTGCAGAGAAAAAGAATTGTCTCATTATTCAAAATTATTTGAATTGATAGGCCAAGAAGGTACATGTAAAGTAGGTCGTTACGGACCTCCTGATAGAATTTTGTATCGCCAACGGGTCTGCGAGTTGAGAATTAATGGCACCATTTCTCAACGTTGGGAAAATAAAGAAGAACCTGAAGTGCCTGTCATCATTAAAAACTTAGGTATAAGAATTATGGGAGAATTGATTAGTTCTGCCAAATGGCAGAAAGAACGTAATTCTTCAATTACTGGGGACATGCTGAACGCAATGATAGAATACCACTACAAATATAATTGTTAAAGTTAAACGGAGAATTTAACACAATAATCAAATAAAATAATTTATGAGCTTAAGACTAGCAGAATACAAAAACGGTAAATTTGAGAGGTTTCTGGAATTTGAAGATTTTATGATTAGCAAAGATTATATTATTAATCTTAAAGAGCTTAACAAAATCAACAATCCTTATTCAAGTTCTAATTATCATTATTCTTTTTTTCAATTTAACAAAGACGAAAAAGACCCCCTAAAGCGCTTCGATGGTTTATTTGATGGTAGGACTTATGGGGATGGAAGATTTGTTTTGATTGTGGATGATGAGGATGATATTTTAGAGCGAAAGTCCGTGATTGTAAAGCCAGAGCTAGTCGTATCACCAAGATCGGAATGGGTAACTTACACTCGCGAAAAATATGACTCATTTAAGCACGCTAATCTTGCGTTAGATTGTGCAGTTGAGGACACATATAAACCCGCAGGAAACCTTCACGAAAACCCTGAGTTTTACGAAAAAATAGGATGAGATTAAAAAGAATTTTTAAACCTAAAATTTGCTTAGTTTGTAATATTGCTTTTGCTAGGCATGAGAGACACAGCGATAAGCAATGGAAATTAAAAATATTTTGCTCCTCGAAATGTTTTGGGGAAAATAAATCGAATTTAACTAGTATTGAATGCGATTATTGTGGATTAATTTATAAAACAAAGCCGTCTCATCTTTTGCGAAAAGAAAAGCATTTTTGTTCGCAAGATTGCCATTCAAAGTTTCGAGCGGAGAGATTACCATTTCATAAGCAACCTTCTTACAAAGGCATTAGAAAGCCAGAAGATGGAGAAAGTGTTTATACTCGAAATGCAAGAAAAAAGCGTTATATTTTAAGAAAAAATATTGAGGGATCTCATTCGCTAGAAGAATGGGAGAATTTAAAGCAGAAATATAATCATAAATGTGCGAAATGTAATGAATCAAAGCCTTTAACTAAAGATCATATTATCCCGATGTCAAAAGGCGGATCAGATTACATTATAAATATTCAGCCTTTATGCAAAATTTGCAATTGTCGTAAAGGCAATAAAATTATAGAAAACCCTGAACTTTGGGAGAAAGTAAAATGAAGAAAATTGCTAGCGACAAATTAGAGAAATTAACTCAAAAAAAACTTCGTAAAAAAGAATTTCAATTAGGAGAGATTGTTTGGTATGCGCTGAGTGGATTAGTGCCTGTAAAAGGTAAAATTACCCATTCCGATATTGGTCAAGAAAAATATAAAATACTTGTTTATTCTGAATGTTTTTTGGCTATGAAATTTTTTGAAGTTACTGATAAGGAAATAGCAAAAACCAAAGAAGAGTTAATGGAGGCTTATGCAGTTGCTTATTTACGAGGCTAAGTTTCCCCACCCAATTTATTCCTTTGCTTAGAGTCATCGCCATAAGCATCGCCAGTTGCTTTTGAGTTAATTGGCTCTGGTTGTGGAGGTGTTTTATCTGGCACTTCAGCTAAATCAATTTCATTAGGAAATAATTTAAGAATATTAGCTTGAGTTATAACTTGTTTAGGAGTCAACCATTGACGATCACCGAAACGAATTAACAAGTCAGCTTGTTGCGATTTAAGTTTAGCTTCTTCCATTGGGCTTAAAACCCTCAATGGCGGAAATTTAATTCTTAATGGTGAGTTTGGAGTTTTCCCAAATACAACACGGCAACCAATTAAAGTAAGTTCTTTTAGGTTAAATCTACATTCAGGAGTTCTGATTGTTGATTCGACCATTGAATTATAATTCTCAATATCATCAGCTTCTCCCCAAACTTTAGAGCCAGTTCCAAACAATTTAGAGATTGGAAACATCAAAGAGCAAGCAAGTTCAATTCTTATTTGTTCTTTAAGGTCAGGAATGCCAGTAAAGGAAATTTGTTTTTGGATATAATCATCTTCTGCATCAATTGCCAAACCGTTGTTAATGCCTTTTAGAAGACCGGCAATAGTTGCTTTGGTTTGCACGGCAGTTGCGCCAGCATCAGTTTCAAAGGCTTCGTTTAATCCAGCAAACTTGAAAATATCAATTTTAGCTTGGTCAATGTAATTGGCAGTCATATCATTTAGCTTGTAGTAATTAGCTAAAGGTTTAATGACTTTCTCAATAACTGACATGCCCCAGCCTCTGAGAAGAGGGCGTAATTGAGGAGGTGGAGTTTTACCGTCAACTTTTAATGCGCGGCTTTTATGAACCTTTTTACCTTGCCAATAAAAGAAATTGGCTTCTTTGCTAGCAAATGAATTAGTTGGCTTTGCGTCGGTATTAAAACTGCTGACAATGTTAGTATTGCCGTCCCAAGATTCATAAGTGGTATTGATTGCAGTAATTTCCCACAGAGAAACATCTTTAAATTCAATATTCTGCCCTTGCTTGATTTCATCTAATTTTAATGGGGTGTCCAAAGGTTTGCCATCACTTATAATTAAAGCACCGCCACCAAAGAGCCTAGCCCACTTAGTAGCGTTAATGTAGCCTTTGAGTAAACCGGAATCTTCAATCCAGTCATGTAGTTTCATTAATTCTTTTGGCGTGAATTCTTCATCAGCAGTGTCCACCATGTAGCCATTGCGAAAAGAATCATCTACAGGAAGATCAATAAAGGTTTGAACTATTCCTTCGTTTTTGTAAAGATAGTTAAGAACCCAGAAATTATTTGAAAAAATATAAGGCTGAGAGGCAGCTTGAATTACAGTAATTGCATCTGTATTGTAATTCGTATTTACCGGAAGAGGAACGTAAAAATTACTTGGTACGCTCAGATCCCCTAAAGTGGAATTGTTGATTATCTTCTTTAATTTTTTTCTTGTCATGAATTTAAGGCTTTTTTAGCTATTATACTTCTCGCAATATCCGCCATAGTGCTTTTCCTCTTTAAAAATAAAGGAGATAGCCCATAACGAGCGCAATCAATACAATGGTCGAATCCCGCCTCCAATTCATCCAAGATGATTAAATTTTCACCGCTTGCGTCTAATTCCGATTTCCATTTGTAATTTCTTAATTCTTCAATCGTATTTGTGCAACGTGGATGGACAATTATTTCAAATGATTTTAGGAAGTCAATACCCGCTTTAACATAATTGCGATCCTTCATTTTATCCAATGGATCATCTGTTTTGGTGGTTTTTTTAACCGAAGCTATGTTTTTAAATCCATGTTTTCGATATAATTCATTGATTAAATCTGGTCTAGAACTATCGGCAAACAATGGAAAACGTGGATTTTTTACATCCGGCAAACTATCTTCCATTAATCTTGCAAACTCATCAAGAAGAATATGATTTTTATAAGCTTCATGCGAAATATAAAGTCTATTTTCGATAATATACATGCGAAGGGCTGCGTTTGGATCATTCCAACCAAAATCTGCACCAAAGAAGCGTCTTTTCTGATATATTAGGTCAATAGGTGCATCATCAAACGCTTCAATTTTCCAGTTTTTGAATACAACGGCATCACTTTGAGCTTTTGGCTCGCCTAACCAAACGTGTTTGTACTTTTCGTAATCGTGTTGTTTGCAATATTCCATTTCTGCTACTAAAGCAGTTTCCCTAAAAAATGGATTATCGTAATAATTTACCTTAGCAACAATAGAATCGGGTCTCGGTTCAGCTACAAAATAGCGGTAAGTCGCGTCTCCTATGTCTCTTGGATTAAAAGTGACCCAAATTTCAGAACCATTATAGCGGATTGTAGGAATTAAAGTATCCCAACCAAAAGCATCAATAGCATGAGCTTCCTCCACCCAGCAAATAGTAATGCCTTCCATTGATTTAATTTCATCAATGTTATTTTGAAGACCTTTAAAAATAAATTCACTTTCTAAATCAGATCTTCCCCGATGTTTCGTTCTTATGCCTGTTTTAGTTACTTCAAAACAATCTTGCAATCCGAGGCGAGCAATTGCCCCTACCAAAAGAGAATGGACTGATTCAAGAATTGAATTTTGATAAGCCCTTGTGCAGAGAATTCTGTGCTTATCCTGAAAAGCTAATAAAACTAAAGACATAGCTGCGGCCCATGATTTTCCACTTCCACGTCCGCCTAACGCTACTTTATAGCGTGCTTTCTGGTTATAAAAAAATAAAAGCTTTTCAGGAATATTTACGTTAATCATTGAAAATATCGTGATTTAGCTCAAATCCACCTTTTCCATTTTCAAATAAAAAACCCTTTACAGCCCATTGCCAAATATTGGAAAAACCCTGTTCACACTCTTTTTTAAGTGTACGACTTAATCCACTTTCAGACATGTCGCACCAAACAGCAAATTCTTGCATGGTTAAATCATAATCTGATAAATGTTGGGCTATAGTTGATTTATTGTAATTTCTTGCCATCGCCGAAAGGAATAAATGATTTAATATGATATCCGTAAATTTTACGATCTTTTAGATTCTTGTCGATATATTCAGCAATTTCCTTTTCGCCTTTAAAAAGAATTGGCACAATAAATTTTTTAGCATTACCTTTTTCGTCTTTAAGCTCTTGCTCGAAAGATAAAGGTATGATCCCAATTGGGGTTAGAAGTTCTACTGTTAGCATTATTGGTCTATAATTGTTTCCGCTTTCACGGGGTTAATATTAATCTGAAGATTTATGGGCTTGCTGTTAGACTCGCCTTTAGAATCATCAGATTTAGATAAAAATTTAATGTATTGAATTGCTGTTTGAGAGCGAACCTGCTCACTATCTGCTTTAGTTGCTAACTCTGTAAAACTTTTTAATACCTCTTCCAGATTAGTTTTGCCAGAAGCATTAGTAAGATTTGCGTGCTGCATAAGAATATCGCGCACGTCTTTTTCCTTCTCGGCACGAATTAATATATCAGTAGTTCTCTCCGCTAATTCTTGTTTTTTGTCTTTATAATCAACCATAATGTTTATTTGGTGCTCCCATCCAGAATCGAACTGAAAATTAATGCTTACAAGGCAATCGTTATACCGTTTAACTATAAGAGCTTTAGTTGGCTGGCTTGGTAGGACTCGAACCTACAACACCCAAGTTAACAGCTTGGTGCACTACCATTGTGCTACAAGCCAATATTTTAAGTAAAATCCCTTAATTTGTAATTACTATTAAGAAAAGCACATAATTCATCAAAGGCTTTGTCTCTTTCATCTTTAGATTCATAGCCCCAGCTTATTGCTTCAAAACCATTGTTCCGCTCGATGATAATTCTTTTAAACATATCTTTTGTAATTGTCGATATAGTATCTAAAGCAATCAAGCAATCATTAATAGCAGTTGAACTTCTTATAAACATTACTTACGCTCCTTTTCAAGTTCATCAAAAATAGCTTTGGAAGCTTTTTCTGCATCGTTAATATTCTGACGCCCTAATTCTTTTTTCATCTTATCCTTCAAAGCTGTTTGAGTTTCTTTTAGGAAAGAATCATAAGCTTCTGGTTTTAAGATCATGTGGATATAAAGAGAGCCATCTTTTCCTAAATAAATAGCATCCCTCACAGCTCCATTCATAGGTAAATTTTTCACCACTTCTTTTGTAGCTTGAGCAAAAAACTCTTCTACATCGTCAGCATTATTTACGTTAGCAGATCTCATAGCATTCTTTGTTACTCTTGAGATTTCAGAGCTAATCTTGGCAGCCATATTTCCTTTTGCATCTAATTCAGCCATTTGAATTTGGAATTTAATACCACCTTTAGAAGGGCTAGCAATACCAATAGCTCCAATTCCATCCTTTATTTCTGGATCAGCAACCCATGTTGGAATATCAGAGAGAGTTTTATTATTGGCAAATGGCTTTGGTGATGAGCAAGCAATAATACATGTACATACTGATAATAAAAATAATATAGAGAGGACTTTTTTCATAATTAGTAATTATTTAGGTTAGAGGAATCAAAACAGGTAATAGCTCTCTTTTTATCTACGTAGAAATAAATCAAAGCTATTTCTTCGGGAAAAGCCCTACCTTCTAAATTAATAATTTTGAAAGGAGGATCTATCAAAAGAGAATCAAATGCTTCTAGGCGAGCATAATAAATATAATCAGCATTTACATTGGCTTCCCAATTAAAATCAAAAACATCTTGGTCTTTAGGAAAAGAACCACGTATTACAGCATATCCAACAAGACAGAATTCGCTGGATTTAACAATAGCCTGACTAAGAATCTTATTATAATCATAATCATACTTGGTATCTAGAAGAGCAGAGCCACGGCTCTCATAATCTCTATAATGACAAACCTTGTTACCACACAAAGTAACACCATAGTGGTCTGCTATATTAACACAGCCAGAAAGCAAAAACAATAATCCTATAATTCTTAATTTCATATTAACGACCAGCCTCAAATGAACATCTTGCTCTAAACTCTTTAATGGATTTAACAGAATTTAAACCAAGCTCATCTCTTTTAGATTCTAAATATTTAACATCTTTAAAAAGACCTGACTTTGTAAGCTTATAAAATTCTAATTCAGTATCCAAATCAACATCTGGGTAATTTTTACTAAAGTCTTCTACTAAAATCTTATATTTAGTCTCAGACTCAGCTAAATAAACTAAATATTGCTCTACAGTGTGAAATGGAGTTGGTTTCTTGTAAACCCTTCCATAAACATTAGCCCAATCTATTTTACATAATCATCATTATGAGGCACTAGCTTAATAGCTCTTCACGCTTAGAGCTTGTAACTTGGAAGCTGATTTGAACTTGGGAAATTCTAGTAAAAAGCATGCTTGGATAT